CCAGATGGTAGACCCAAGGTATATAACTCTGGTGTTGTGTTATACTCCAACGCAGGGTTGCGTAAGTGTCGTGAACAGTTTGAACCCTTCCTACCATACGTAGAGATGGTCGAGAGTGATCCTTCCTGTCGTGGTAAGGTGTATGGTACAGACCAAGGATACCTCCATGCAATGGCATGTTCTATGGACATTGACTTTGTAGAACTGGATAACGAATGGAATAGATACATCACGTGGTGTCCCTATGACAATAGTAATTCGTTTGTACGTACCGCAGTAGATCCACGTACAAAGGATACTAAGATGGTACACATACAGATGCGTGGTGCAGACAATCAGTCAAATGCATGGCATCACACGATTGCAAACAAACCCAAGTCTGATTGGCCTACAATGAATAATGGAACATCTATAGTATGATATATTGCACTGGCATGTCCCGAACCGGTACTACTACATTCTCTGACTTTCTGAAACGTTATCAAAAGAATGTTATACACTACCCCACATTAGATCAATTGATGATGGGTGTTGGTGACGGTGCGTCAGACATTCCGGTGATACCATACTACAAGGAGTTGCATAAGATGAGACCCGACTCTAAGTTTGTGCATCTGACTAGAGAGAACTGGGTTGACAGTGTAGAACCTTACTTCTTACGTAAGAAGGAAAGGACGTATGGAAGTTACACTATGAACTTACGTACAGATGTTTATGGTGCACCACAATGGGATCGTAAGAAGTACCATGATGCTTACAAACGTCACAATGATGACGTGAGAGAGTACTTCAAAGACTCTAAGAACTTTCTAGAGATGAGTATCACTAGTGGAGACACGCCTGACATCTTGGTAGATTTCTTGGGACTACCTCAGAAAGGTTATCAATTCGGTAAGTCAAATGCGAGAGAAAACACATGGAAAAAGTAAAAGCATTCGTCATCACTCTGACCGACAACAAAGAGTCAACAGACGCCGCCTCTGAACTTATACTGTCTAATGGTTTGGTGGGTAATGATTTCGTTGTGGAAACATTTGATGCAATCACTCCGGAACGTGTCGACAATGAGATGATCCTAGAGGATATCACATGGAACTACCCGTGGGATAAAACACAACTTTGTCTAAAGAGTGGGTTGCGTAAACACCCGTACAAGACTGTGGACAGAAAGAAACGTATCGCATGTTTTCTGTCACACTACAAACTCTGGAAACGTTGTGCAGAAGTTAATCACCCCATTATTATTCTGGAACATGATGCGATCTTCACCAGAAAGGTAGACTTGGTGTTGTTGAATGATGTCGGTTATCAAGGTATCTCTCTCAACGATCCACGGGGTGCAACACGTAGATCTGAAGCATACCATACCATCCTACAGACAGTTGAAGGTGTTCGTCCTGTACCAATAATTGATACAGATGACGTACCACAGGGACTGCCTGGCCATTCTGCGTACTACATCAAACCTGCCCTTGCACGTATGATGATCGAGTTGGTCAAAGAGTTTGGTGCATGGCCAAATGACGCATTGATGTGTCGACAACTTCTACCGCGCCGTCTTGGGTGTGTTCATACTTACTGTACTCGGGTTCAAGGAACCGTTTCAACTACGACAACATGAAGACCGCAATCATTGTCGGTGGACAACTACGGTTGGATGACGCCACTCTCACTCTCTCAATCGATTTACTCAAGGATGCGTTTCCTGACGCAGATCTTTTTCTTACCATATGGAAAGATGACTGGAATACTAGACGTGAATTAATAGAGAGTTGGGGTGGTACGGTAGAGGTGATCGATGAGTACGAGATCAACTACCACCCCTATGATGATAACCCCGCAATGCGTAACACATGGAACTGGCAGAAGAAACTAAAGTTCGATAACACCGAACGTCACATTCACCAGACCAAACAGATCCTCAATCATAATCGTATGATGAAGAAGTACGGGGACGGGTACGATGTGATAGTACGGGCACGATACGACTCCATTATTTCTCCTACAGAATCATTTGAATATTACGCAAAGTTGTGTTATAATAAACGTAGTGTTATTTCATTCATGAACTTCGGTACAACTGAAGGTAAACGAAAGATGTTTAATAACTACAGAGACCATGATAATAGTGGTCATACCTATATGGTCTATGATGGCGGTATCATTATACACCATGCAGATGTATGGGATGCGGATTTAGTGGATTCACTACATAATAAGAAAGAGTTACTTGCAGCAGAGTTTGGATGGTATCAAGTTCTGTTAGAGAACAAGAAGGTCAAGTACCGATGTTATGATGGATCTTCTACCATTACACGATGTGTGAAGAAAGGTGATATGCGTATTATTAAAGAGATGATGTCATGAAGTCATATGTGATTACAGTCATGAATATACCGGAGTCAGTGAAGGCTGCGGAACGGTGTATTGAATCGATGCCAGAATACAATGTTGAAATGTACGCAGGTGTTACTCCTGAAGATGACCCTATGCAGATCGCAAAGAAAGAAAATATGTCTCTGGGATGGTTCTCACACATGGACAAGGAAGAGTTTATCTCTAGACGTGACCGATGTGTCTCTGCGTTTCTGTCTCACTACTCTCTCTGGAAACACTGTATTGCCAAAAACGAAGAGATTCAGGTATTCGAACATGACGCAGTTCGTGTCGGTAACCTACCTGAGTTCATCAATTATCAAGGTTGTATCTCTTTGGGTCAACCTAGTTATGGGAAGTACAATACTCCTACGACACTAGGTACAAACCCGTTGACAAGTAAGAAGTACTTTCCCGGCGCCCATGCATACCGTATCAACCCCAAGGGTGCAAAGGCACTCGTTGAACACGCAAAGACTCACGCATCACCTACTGACGTGTTCTTAACTACTGCATGGTTCCCGTGGTTGGAAGAATACTATCCGTGGCCTGTCGCTGCCGTTGATAGTTTCAGTACCATCCAAAATGAGGGTGGATGTTCTGCAAAACATGGTTACAACAAGGACTATAAATTATTATGATTACAGTATGTTGTGTGTTGTGGGGAGACAAGTTCTCTGAAGAGTATGTACATAAACTTAAACGTGCAGTAGAAAGAAACACTACTCGACCACATAAGTTTGTGTGTCTGTCTGATCGTAAAATTGATGGAGTTGATACTAAGATCCTAGAACCCGGCATGACAGGTTGGTGGAACAAGATTCAATTGTTTGATGGTAAGATTAGTGGTCGTATTGTTTACCTAGATCTTGACACAATTATCACATCATCGATAGACTGGTTGATGGACTACAACGGTACCTTTATGGGTATTGAAGATCTTGGTGTGGCAAACTCACATCAACAACACCTCAAGGGTGTTATGCAGTCGGGTGTGATGGCATGGAGATCTGCTGCGATGGATTGGTTACGTGCAGAGTTCTTCTTTACAGGTGATGATGTTCTCAAAAGATTTCGAGGAGATGGGGAGTGGTTAAACTCTGTCATAAAGAAACGTGACCTACTACAACACCTGTATCCTAACAAAGTAAAGTCGTATAAGTATGAAGTATATCCCGACAGATTAGAAGACACATCGATAATCTGTTTCCACGGGAGACCTAGTGTGATACAAGCACAGAACGAATCGGTTACTACTCCGATGAAAACGTATGAACCACAAAGTTGGATTGAGGAATACTGGAAATGAAAGTTTGTCATGTAATCGGTAATGGTGATAAAGCACAATACTTCAAAGAGAAACCCCGTCATGGGATAAAGATTCTTTGTAATATGCCTCCGTTTGAAATGGATCCTAGTGAAGTCTACGCAACATGTATGGTCGACTTTAAGATGATGCAGGCACTCACCAAGGGTGAACTTGCACTGGATCAGTATGAGTGGGTATTGGGTACTAGACCTAGGATCTGGATGTACGAGAGGAGTACGTTCTACCTCAAATATGCACATCGTGTAAAAGAGTTCTACACTGACGTACCTAAGTATGCAGGTAACGCAACCAATTTCAACTGTGGTCACATGGCAGTCCACTACGCAGCGAAGAAACATAAAGCAGATGTTATTCACATGTACGGATTCGATACTATCTTCGACTTCAACATGCGTAGTTACACTGATCTAATGTTGATGAGTGATCGTAGTGATAACAATAACTACCGTTTGTTAGGTAACTGGAGACCCGTCTGGATGCATCTATTTAACGAGTTCCCTAATACTGAGTTTGTTCTTCATCACAACCACGATCACCTGAAGATACCTAAACCTGACAATGTCCGTGTAGAGGTGTACAAGGGTAAGATGAGTAAACTACAGGAACGTGAAGATCCTTCGGATATGTCAAAGTGATTTTTAACAATGAAGGTTACGCTTATCCGGATTACCAAAAGACGGATGCGAGATTATGGAAAAATCTATATTTTCCCGGCCCAGCAGAACGTAACCAGTGGGAGACAGTACTGAAACTCACTCGTAAACGTGACTTCGCCATAGACTTTGGTGGTCATGTTGGTGGTTCTGCTCTCAAGTTTGCAAGTCAATTTAAGAAGGTTGTCTCGTTCGAACCAGTCCCCGCATTGTTTGAGTGTCTGGAAGAGAACACAAAGAACAACGATCAGATAGAGATCCACAATGTCGGTATCAGTGACATCGAGGGTACTGCAACCATCTGGGTTAATAAACAGAATCCCGGCAGTAATGTGATCGAGAACCACCAGACCAAGACACTGATCGAATCTAGATGGAAGAATCCACGTAGAAAAGAACAGTTTGACGAGACTCAACAGATCATTATTAACACAAGAACTATTGATTCATATGAGTTTGAGGACGTTGACTTCATCAAGATGGATACAGAAGGGTACATCATGCAACCCCTGTATGGTATGACTGAGACGTTAAAACGTTGTAAACCCCTACTACAGATCGAACGCAGTTGGGAAGGTGGGAAGAGTGAACAGTCAAACTATCTACAGAGTCTGGGGTATAGATACAACACTACCATAGATCAAGACGATTTCTTCATATAATCCTTGCCAACATCTCCCTAACCCTGTATAATGTACACTTACTATGAATAGAGAACCAAGAATGTTCGAACATGTTGATGTAGATCTGGGGTATAAAGACCTCGACACTACCCAGAGTGAGGATGGCAGACGTTATGTCCTTCCACAAGGCGGTAACTACCCATCCATTACTACAGTGTTGTCTATACTCTCTGAGAAGGGTATCGCAATGTGGCGCAAACGTGTGGGTGAAGAGGAAGCGAATAAGATCTCTTATCGTGCATCCCAACGTGGCACCGCAGTTCACGAATTGATCGAGAAGTATATCGACAATGACCCTAAGTATACCAAGGGTTATATGCCTAATATCCATGCAGACTTTCTCAAGGTTAAAGATATACTAGATACTCGTATTGGTAAAGTCTACCTGCAAGAAGCACCCCTGTACTCTGATCACCTCAAAGTCGCTGGTCGTGTGGATTGTGTCGCAGAGTTCGATGGCAAACTATCCATCATTGACTTCAAGACTTCACGTAAGACTAAACAGAAGGCACACATTAAACAGTACTTCCAACAAGAGACTGCATATGCAATCATGTGGGAAGAACGTACGGGTATGCCAATTACTCAGTTGGTTACTATTATTGCAGTTGATGAGGGAGATCCACAAGTCTTCGTTGAACACCGTGATGATTGGTATCCTAAATTACAAGAGACCATAGATAGTTACTATGAACGAGAAGATAAAAGAAGTGCACGAAAAAGTCGAGAGGATGCCGTTCTCCCAATCTCTCTTTAAGGGTGAACTGACCGACACGCAAAGTATTGCATACATGGTGAACCAATGGTTCATCTTCCAAGCAATGGAACACAACATCTTCCGACATCTACCACATTCGTCTCTACCACGGTGCGACAAGATCTCAGACTGTGTGCGGGAACTCGGTGGTAAGATCGATGGGGATCTTATGACCCAAGGAACCGCAAAGTATATCAACTACATTGTGGGTTGTGAAGACGATAAAGACAAGTGGAACTCTCACGTTTATTTGAACTACATGGCAATGTTGATGGGTGGTCAGATTATTTCCGAAAGTAACCCTGAGATGGAGTGGATGTGGCATTTCTCTGACCGTACAACTGCGATCAAATCTATACGCAAACTCAAGGTTGATTGGGATCAAGTCTACCAAGGTTTTGTATATCATGGTGAAATGTTAAAGGAACTCGAAGATGTGGAATGATTTTATAGAACTCAAAGATGATCTGATACGTACTATGACATTATACTGTGACAGTCCTAATGTGGCTCACAGAGAAGATCTGGGTCACTACAACTGGTTCTGGTCGAGTCGCGTACTAGATATGGGTCATGTAAGTGTTGTTGACAAAAGAGATACTCACGGTATCTGGATGATGCACGTCAACGCATACTCTAAGTCAAAGACTCCGATGCCCATCTATGGGTTCGATGTAGTTTGTTCTAAAAAGAAAGTAACAGGATGTTTCCATGATCTGTCTCCTACAGGATTCAATGACATGAAGATGGAACGTAAACAGGTGGCACGGACACGACCACTTCCCGACTGGGCAAAAGAGATCTTCTCTGAGAACATGATTGCTGCGGGTAACATCAAGGAAAAGGATGAGTGTCTAGAGTTGTGTGCATTTGGTTCAGAGAACCTTGAACGGTGGTTTGACAAGGCATCAAAGATACCTATGTATTCAGTCATGGATGATGCAGAACATTACGAGTTCTGTATGGCACGAGAGAAGTACTGTCACAACCAGTTACAGAACCCCCATAGTTTCAATGTCATGTTGAACCTAGGTTTCCCCGAAGACTACTTAACTGACTTCAAAACAAACAAACAGTTCCCTTATTAATGGTTAGAGTAACTTACAAACATTGGAAGACAGGCATGGTTCTAGAGATAGAAGGGACTATGCCAGATCACCTCAACAACCCCACTTCAGCAAGAATTGTCGTTTTGACCCATGATGGTATATACGAAGATGTTATAAGAGATACCATTATCGAGATAAAACAGTCTAAAAAAACCTAAAAAAATGTCATTTAACTGTTGACTTTGTTCTCAAAACGTGAGATAATTACTATGTAATTTGATGATGAGAGAGAGAATATATGACTGTTACTGCGACTTCCAAACCAATAATCTGCGCTTCTGATAGCGAACTAATGTCCACCCTACCGTACACGATTGAGAGTTACACCTCTTCGTTTATCGACTATGTCCTGTCGTTCTACGGTCACGGTGGTATCTACGACTACGGATACATGTACGATGAGGTAAAACTCGCGACTGAAATCCGTATTGCACGTTCTTCCGTGAAAGGTGCAACCCCCTTCGAAGCTGACTCTATCGATCGCGAGTATGTTCGTGACATCGTTGCGGAGTTGCGCGAGTCCCAGTTGATTAAAGGAGAAATCTAATGAAAATATCAGTTATCCACACGGCGTTTGAAGATTCGCCCCGAGTTGTTGCCTTTGTTGAGGTTGGTAATCGTACGGGTGATGAAGCCCTTGAGTATGCATACCATCGTACTCAGAACCTTGGTGGTTCGTGGAGTCGTAATGACTTTGAACCTAATCCCGACTATTCAGAAGATGTGACCGTCATGGCAGAACTGCCAGTCCACGAAGGTGTGACGTACGGTCTGCGGTCTACCTCAATGGGTGATCAGATGTTAATGGGTAATATAAAATACAAAGTCGCGATGTGCGGTTTTGAAGTTGATCATGTTTATGGAAAGGAGGTTGCAGCTTGAGTGTTTTCACCCTTCCAGTCTGGAACTGGAATGAGTATAAGATTGAGTACCGTTACTATGGTAAACGGGTAATAAAGACCCACGTGTTTTGTGATGCCGAAGGCGAACGCCGGCGGGTTGGTGATACGGTGACTATTGAGGTCAACCGTGAAAAGAGAATTGGAATTGTAATGGAGGTAGTATGAGAACAACAGGAACCCCTTGGTATGCCCGAGGTGAAATGGGCGAGTGGTGTTTAGATCAACTCGAAGATCTATCCAACGATGCGTCTATAGAGAACCAAGAACGTATAGTTGGTAAACTTTGTGAACGCATAGATTATGTAGATGCGGTAGAAGAAGTTTCGAATTACGTAGAAGAGGAAGAGGGGATGGCGCTTATTGTCCCAGATCCTTTCGCTCCTCGTCAACTGTCTTTATTTCCGAAAGAAACGTAGATATGAATATAATCAAACTAGTGTTACCTGCATTCTTTCTGTTATTGATCATCAATGGGATCAATGCAAGCACCTTTGATGATGGCATCACGATGGATAGTTCGTTGGAATATCGATCACAAGACCTGCATTGTTTGGCGATGAATGTTTATCATGAGTCGAGGTCAGAGAACCTTGCAGGTAAATATGCAGTTGCCGATGTAGTTCTGAATCGCGTACGTGACGACAGATATCCAAGTGATGTCTGTTCAGTGGTGTATCAAGGTGAGACTAAACCCTCTTGGAAAGATCCTACCATTCTTGTACCAGTAAGAAATCGTTGTCAGTTCAGTTGGTATTGTGACGGGAAAGGTGATACCGCAACTGAAGTAGATGCATGGGAAGAATCGGTGTATGTTGCTTACAGAATGTTACATGTTGGTAAGTTCCGTGGTATTACAGAGGGTGCCACCCATTACCACACTACCTATGTCAATCCCTATTGGGCTCCATCCTTACAACAAGTAGGGACTATTGGATCTCATATCTTCTACCGTCAAGACTAACGTGCATAAAAGTGTGTGTTTTGACCAAACTAAAGTGCATAAAAGTGTGGTTTTTATGACAAATTGGTCTAAGAAAAGTGTTGCTTTTGTTCTCAAAACATGAGATAATAGTACCCTATTGAGATGAGAGATTAAGTTATGAAAACACGATTTGAGAAAGACCAGTTTGTTTGGGACGGTATGTACTTGATGTACCGTGGTAGTCACAGTAAGTCTGTGAACATGGAGGTCGCGAGACCTGACTGTCACCCATCTTGGCACGGTAAGCCACAACCAACTTTCATTGCGCGATTCAAGTACGGTTCTAAGCCTTGGAAGTCGTGGGTCAACTTCCTTTGTAAGACTACTTCGGTTGAAGAATATATCGAGTTGAGTGAAGAATCCTCCCCGATGCAAGCAATGGAATATTTGGGGTGGAAACCTAGAAAGAAACGTCAACCGCCACGCAGTCTGCGTAATGGTTTTGGTATTGAGAGGATAGCATAGTATGAAATTAGTTCTACACACACAGTTCCGCGAAAACTATGGCGCCCATGATTGGGACGGCGAGGGTGAATGCCCGCAGTACTGGAAGATGAAGGGTGGTAACACCTACATCTGCGAGATGGATCTCGAGCAGGCGCAGTCAGAAGAGTTCTATAGCCTCATAGAAGGCTGTGTGACTCACAAGTCTGAGTACGCTGAGGAGTACGTTGTGGGCGAGACTGTGGTAGACCAGTGCGATTTCAAGATCGAGGACTTCTGCGAATCTTGGGAATCTCCGGTGTACATGGAGTTGATCGAGGGCAATAGGTTCTCGTGTGTCCAGTCCACTAAGATTGACTACTCGTCTACTTGCAAGGGTCGTATCTCTACCTATGTGCAGGTAGAAGGCGAACAGACGGACATGTGTACCGTCATCGAGAAGATGGATGGCACAGTTCTTCCGTACAGTGAGTTCATTGCGGAGTTGGAAGCTGCTAAGGCGGCGTGACCAGATAGTTGAAATTAGTCGAACTTTATAGTTGACTTTGTTATGAAAACAATGTTATAATAGTACCCTATTGAGATGAGAGAGTTAATTATGAATAAAAAGTCACCAAGTCCGTTACCCATGTCCTACATCAAGTCTGCCTATCAGCGTTGGAACTATGGGAACGAGATTTCCCAAGAGTGGTGTTCCACTCTTTCCAACTTCGTTTATAACCTGCGTAAGTACTATCAGCACGACCAGTGTGTCGTTCTCTACGCAGATGTTTCAGAGTTCTGGAACAACCCTAACCATGATTTCCACCTTCGATAGGAATACTTTTATGTTCAAGAAAAACATGATCTTTAAGCGCAACGAGACTGACCAGACGTTCACTTACTTCTACAACCGTACTCGTGATGTCTTCACGACACGTATGGAGTTTCTCCAGATGGAAGGTGACACTGACATGGTCATCTGCGACAAGACTTTGTCTGCCCAAGATATCGATGTTCTTTTCAACTCGATCTACGGTGATGAACAGTATGCTTACCATCCGGATCTGAATGTCGCATGATGGTATTTAACGCTCGCGACTTTGTCTATGGCCCTTCACCGTACGGTTATGAGTTCCGAGCGGTGTATCAGGTTATCGAACAGACCAACCCTGATCGGGTTCTGTGCCGTCATTCCAATGGGCAGGAGTATCTTTATCCGGTCACTGATCTGGAGTTCATTAATGAAGGATAAGTTTCTTGACTACTATATGGATATCGCATACTCTACCGCGAAACTTAGTTCTGCAACTAAAGCACAAGTTGGTGCGGTTATTGTCAAGGATGATCGAATTATAAGTATTGGGTACAATGGAACCCCGACTGGTTGGGATAATCAGTGTGAGGATTGGGTACCCAATGATGGCGTGACCTTTAAGGTACACGATGAAGACAAAGACATCTACGGGCATTACAAAACTAAACCCGAGGTTCTTCACGCAGAAGCTAATGCAATCACCAAACTTGCGAAGTCTACCGAGTCTGGTGAAGGTGCAACCCTATTCACGACACACTTGCCATGTATCGAGTGTGCCAAACTGTTATACCAATCAGGAATCGAGACCGTCTATTATGATATTGAATACAATGCTGGTAAAGGAAAAGGTAAAGACTTCCTTCTCAAAAGTGGAGTTCAACTTAAAAAACTGGGGGATGATGTTGAATAAAAACAAATACTTTAAGTATTGTGTGTTGTACCCTATTGCCTTTCTGTGGGATATGGTGTATTATATCATATCTAAAGTCTACCATGCAGCGACATGGATAGATAAAAACGGTGGTAACTATTTGGAGTCCAAGTTCAAGTGAATATCTTTTATCTAGATCCAGATCCTGTCCGATGTGCAGAACAACACTGCGACAAGCATGTCGTAAAAATGATCATAGAATACGCTCAGCTGATGTCTACGGCACATCGTATGGTAGATGGCACAGAGTGGGAAGGTCGTACCACTAAGGGTCATCGTATCAAGAGGTTCTTTCACCCTGACCCTGACTTAAACATGTACCTGTACAAGGCGTGTCATATCAATCACCCGTCTGCAAGGTGGGTACGTGAGTCTGCGGCAAACTACAACTGGTTGTACGAGATGTGGGTTGCCTTGTGTCATGAGTACACCTACCGGTATGGTCGAAAACACCTTAGTCAAGTCAAGTTAGAATACCTGCTGTTGATTCCACCACTGGCAATCAACTCAGAAAAACGGTTCACGCAACCAACACCTGCGATGGCACAGTATCCGCACTGTATTGTGGAGGGCGACTCCCTCACATCATACAGACAGTTTTACTGGGAAGATAAATACGCATTCGCAAAATGGACAAATCGTCCTAAACCAGAATGGTGGAGAAAGTATGAGTGGGAAAGGGGACAGACCGAGACCATACTCGGTTGATTCTAAAACAATGGAAAGTAACTGGGACAAAGCATTCGGTGATAAGTCGAAGAAAACTCCCACGTGGTGGCGTCATGACTGTAAAAGTAATGATGGTGCCAATCTTGCTAACCTTGTAGGTGAACATTGTAATTGGTGTGGTCTAAATGAGAATGGAGAATTAGATTAATGACAGCTTTAAAGATTACTGGATTCAATACCAAAGCAAGAAAGAAAAAGAAACCGTTACCTCGGCGTCAGATCAAGACGTTGATACCAGTCCCAAAATGGGACACCCTGAAGAAGGCGAAGACTGAAGAAGACCAGATCGCTGCCTTCAAAGACTGTGAGGCGTTTGTCCACGGTGAAGTGTCCGAGAAGGAATGGTTGCACTCTATGAAGAAGTGGATCCGCGATCACTCTGGGTTCGATGTAGATATCCGTGCGTTACCAGACATATACATAGTATCTGTTGCTAAACATGGATGGAAAGCGATACGTCTGGGGTTTATGCCAGATTCATACGTTGAGTCTTTGCGTAGGATTCTGATCCCAATGTATGCTCGTGCGGAAGAAACCCGTGCAAATATGCATCGTGAACCACTGATCCACCCTAGTCTTCAAGATCTAGACGAAGATCACAAACTACATCCAGACAAAGTTAAGGTATGGATTGCTGCATGGAAAGATGGGAAGTATACTGACGCTGTGTCTAAGATGTACATCTCCAATATGCAGTCTTATCTCAGGACTGGGTGTTGGCAAGATGACTGTTACGGACTAAACCGTGACAAAAGAATCACCCCGATATGTGTGGCCCTTGCTTATGATAATGAGGGATTTGCGAAACGAACTAAAGGAGTATATTATCCTGATCTATGCAGAGTATGGAAAGGCGAAGGGGTTGATGACTGAGATCATTGAACCTGAACTAAAAGATGTGGTAATGACCAAGAAACGTTTTCAAACCATGATCGAAGATGTGGTGTTGAGACTAGATATGAATTACCTTGATTCGATAATTTACCTATGTGAGAAATACACGATCGAACCTGAAGACTGCAAGAAGTATATCAGTCCAGTCATTAAGGGTAAACTAGAGGCAGATGCAAAACGTCTCCGGTATATCCAACAGGACGATTCGGTATTACCCATAGAATAAGTGGGAGATAGTATGGAATACACGTTTACCAGTGAGAGTGTGAGTGCGGGACATCCGGATAAGGTTGCTGATGCAATCTCGGATGCTGTTGCTACATACCTTATTGACTTCAATGAAAACAACCGTGCGGCGGTTGAGACTTTGGTTACCACCAACATGGTAACACTTGCTGGAGAATACCGAAGTGATAAGTTCGACAAGAATGAGATCGAACAAATCGTTCGTGATGTAGTAGAAGATATTGGTTACGAACAAGAAGGTTTCCATTGGGAACACTTGAAGATATACAACGAACTGCATGGTCAGTCTGCGGATATCGCACTTGGTACCGATGACTTTGGTGCTGGGGATCAGGGGTTGATGTTTGGTTATGCAACCACAGAGACACCTAACTTTATGCCCCTTGCGATCTCTCTAAGTCATGAGATACTACAGGGAGTCATCGAATGGTTACCTTATGGCCCTGATGCGAAGGCACAGGTCTCGGTAGATTATGATACGATAGGTAAACCTCTGCGAGTAAGTAAGATTGTGTGCAGTGTCCAACATCGAGAAGATCAATCAATCGAGTTGTTACGTCATACGGTTATTGGTGTCATTCAACGCATCCTAGGTTACTGGGTAGACGAAGACACTGAGTATCTGATCAATCCTACAGGTCAGTTTATCATAGGTGGGCCGGACGGTGATGCGGGTCTGACAGGACGTAAGATCATCGTAGATACCTATGGTGGATATTGTCCTCACGGTGGTGGTGCGTTCTCTGGTAAGGACTGTACTAAGGTAGATCGGTCTGGTGCATACATGGCACGTTACCTCGCAAAGAACCTTGTGCACTATAAAGAGTTAGGGAACTGTACTGTTCAGTTGAGTTATGCGATCGGTGTTAAAGAACCCACCAGTCTGTACATCTATGCAGATGGTAGAGTCCGTAATGACCTCGTATCAGAGATCAGAGAGACGGTAGATCTCACCCCCAAGGGTATCATTGATCGGTTCAAACTGTTCCAACTTGATCTGACTCGAACCACCAACTATGGTCACTTTGGGCGTACTGATCTTCCTTGGGAGAAACTTGACCTCTTCTAAGAACGCACTGTTACCTTATGGTACTAGTTCAAATATGCCCGCGATTGAGTTACCGGACAATGATATGTTCCTATCTCAACGCGGGTCTCTTGCACGTAATTACTTTGAAAACAAAATAGATCAACTCAATGCAGAATATAAAAGATTGGTAGAGCTTGCCAATTTGAACGAATTGATATATACTGCATCCTATAACTTCACACCTCGGGTAGGAGTGGAGTACCATCTTTACCGTATCAACGGTAAGGTGATTCTAAGTCTGATTGAACCTGAACGTTGGGATCAAGAGTTCTTAGGGTCATATGTATTCACTGCTGATTCAGTTTGGAAAACACTTGCCAAACCGGATTAGTTTTGATACTATATACTATGTCACGTATACAGTGGCAACAAATAAACTAGAATACACATTGTTCATACAAGGAAAAAACATATGTCTTTTGCAAATCTAAAACGTAACCGCAGTTCTATTGGCGACCTAGTTGCCGCAGCAACCCCCGAAACTAAATCCGACAAGAAATCTTATATTGACGAACGTCAGTGGAAACCTACTGTTGATAAAGCAGGTAATGGTTATGCTGTTGTTCGCTTCCTGCCTGGCAAGGATGGAGACGTACCATTCGTTAGATATTGGGATCACGGTTTTAAGGGGCCAACTGGTCAATGGTACATCGAACGATCTTTGACTTCTATTGGTCAACAAGATCCTGTATCAGAAATGAACAGCGAGTTATGGGCAACTGAGTCTGACGACAACCGTGCGATCGTTCGCGAACGTAAACGCCGTCTACACTATGTTGCTAACATCATAGTCGAGTCTGATCCATCTAACCCTGAGAACGAAGGTAAAGTATTCCTTTACACTTTCGGTAAGAAGATCTTTGATAAGGTCATGGACATGATGCAACCACAATTCCAAGATGAAGATCCGGTTAATCCGTTCGACTTCTGGGAAGGTGCATCGTTCAAGTTGAAGATTCGTAACGTTGAGGGATATCGTAACTACGATAAGTCTGAGTTCGCATCACCCACCGCACTGTCAGAAGATGACGAGGTGTTGGAAGGTGTCTACAATAAGTTGTATGATCTTAACGAGTTTACTGATCCTGCTTCTTACAAGACTTATGATGAGTTGAAGTCTCGTCTTCAGATGGTTCTAGGTGAGGTGCCAAGGGTGATACCAACCACTCAGCAGGTAGCACTGGATGAAAGCCTTGAGCCAGCGCCAATGAAATCGAGTAGTGCTCCAACGCCTGCGGTATCTGAAGGCGACGAAGACACGATGTCATTCTTCGCCAAACTCGCGAACGAAGACTAAGCTTCATATGCACTCGCTCGTGTCCCATTGTTCCGAGTCGGGGATCGCATTGATCTTCGACTCTGGACACTTTGATTGACGTTTGATTGATTGGAGGAGTTCACAGAGTTGTCCTGAATCACTATTGGGGCGCTCTGTGAACTACCTACATTAGTAACACTCTCTGTATTGATCGCATTCGTGATCGCATTCTCTTCATTAATTGCCTGCAATGCCTCCGCATTAAACTGTTGACGCAATACCTCAATGTTTTCAGAAGATAGTTTATCTCCCCCTGTTACCTCAGTACCTCCTACAGTCGACACATTGTTTGTCGTTGTATCACCACCACCACTAGGAGTTTCAGAAGAAGAACCCTCTGGCGCATTCAGTCCCGCATACTCATAGACTGAGGCAGGAATTGGATTGAGGTCAATCGAACCTCCACCAATAGTCTTACCAAGTACCTCTATTGAAGGCACCTCAAACGCTAAGAAGTCTGGAGCAGGTAACACTGCCCTGACTATGTTTTTACCAAAGTCCTCAAAGCTAAACCCACTTGCGAAATCTTTTATATCCGTACCGATATCACCGAAGAGGTTGCCAAGCCAATCAACTGCGAATCCAATGAGATCTGATAAACCATCGACAAGAAGATCACCAAGACCTGCGAAAGTAAAGGAGTCTAGTGCCTTCTCTACACCGTCAAACCCAACTAAACCAGCAAACCAACTAATAATGTCTTTGGGTAGGTCTAAGAAGATTGCAAAGAAGTCTACGGCCGCCTTTAAAACTCCACGAAAGGCTGCACCAATACTACCGGCAATGCCACCAGTTGACTTTGCAAACTCCTCCGTCAGATTCTGATAGAGTTCGTACGCCACGACAAAGGGCCAAGCAATTCTACCTAGTAGTTTACCAACACCCGCTAAGAACCTCACAAAAGGACTCTTCATCAAG